ATCGTACTCCAACCAATTAAAGTAAAAACCAATGATGCTACTAATTAAGCCAATTCTATTCACCTTTATAAGTTCTAAATCAGTTAAGAAACTGGTAGTTGATCTTTTAGAGGCTTATGCAAAGTCAACTGACAACACCATCGATGATGCTGCAGTAGCTTTGGTAAGAAAGAATTTATTCCCAGGCGAAAATGTCTAAAAAAGCTTCTGAAGAGAACTTCAATGAGCTTCATAACCTCGTCACTCTTGAATTCCTTAAACGGGTTAAGAGTGGTGAGGCTTCCGCCCATGAACTAAAAGCCGCTTGTGACTGGCTTAAAACAAATGATGTCACAGGAGTTGATTATGATGGAAGTCCATTGGATAAACTCAATAAACTCATGCCAACAATTAACCCTGATCTAGTTAAAGAGAGGCTTTATGGCAAAATCACAAGCTAAATATGCAAATGGTAATTACAAGGCACAGCAAAAAGCCTACAACAAAACAAAAAAAGGAAAAGCCCTCAGAGTCAACGCAAACAAACTCAACCGAAAACTAGGTACTTATGGTAATGGTGATGGCAAGGATGCTGCTCACTATAAAGGTAGTACTACTAAAGGTCGATTACAAGCTCCTTCTAAGAATAGAGCCAGTAGACTAAAGATTAAAGGAGGTAATAAGTAATGATAGATCCTACTACCTTAACTGATGAAGAGCTTCGTCAGAAACTACAAGTATATAAAAGTACAAGTAAATCTAAACGTGATACACCAAAAGGACCAGGTTCTCTTAATAAATGGTTAACTAAAAGAAAACAAGAAGGAGCTGAATGGAAAAAACAAGCAGATATAAATATTGAGGAATTAAGAAAGGACTGGCTTGGAGCTAAACCAGTTTTAAGCAAACCAGTTATAGCTATTCGTGATGCATGGGATGAAGCTATATTAAAAGCATCTGAAAGACCGCAAACTACACAGCAGAGAATGCGGTTACCTCGCAGACAAAGGCTACTATATAAGGCTGAAGCAAAAAAGAGAAATCTAAATCTAACCGGAGATAAACAGCTTACAGATTTATCTAAAATTTCAGTTGATGAGAATAAAAGTAAGGCTTCTGCTAACCTAATAGCAAAAGTAGACACAAACGATGGTGTAGTAGGTGAGAGTCAAAGCAGACTAAACAAAGTTAACAGTCAGTTTAATCTTAATCTTAATCCTGTAGGCGGAAGTGAAGATTCATCAAAAGAAAAGACACCAAAAGTAATTCCTAAAGAACCAAAACTAGATGATACTCAAGAATTGGATTTTGATGATCCAGAAAAGTTTGAAAAGATGAAAACTAAGTCTGATGGTGAATTGAAAGAATGGACTACAGACGAACCTGTAAAATCTAAAAGAGGTGCTAACGAAAACTTTAACGATATACCTCAAATGTTACCAGATGGTAGTGTAGGTCACTATCAAACTGATGCTTCTGGTATTGTAGATCCAACTATGTGGGATTCCTGGGGGTTTTAAATCATGGCAAAAACACCACACGGAACTAAAGGCTGGCTTAAGTATATGGAGGGTGCTAGGGAGTATTATGAGAAAAATGGTACTCTTAATGGTTATGAATTTTATAAATGGAATAATCAAAGATGGTATCCAGATAATAAAAGTAAAGTTATAGAAGGTCAGAACTTTAATGCAAATAGACGTATAGGAACAAATTTATATTCTCCTAAATCTTATGAATCTAAATTAAAAGAAATAAGTGATAGACGTTCCTGGCATTTAAAAGGTAGATTTACAGAAAAAGATTACTTGGATTATGCTAAAAACAATATAGACCCTAAAACTGGTAAACCCTATACTAAGGTTAAAGCTAAACAGCTCTATAAAGAGATGAACGCTGGTCTTAAAAAAGATAAAGATCTAATAAGTAAGTATATGCATGATGATCATATCAATGCTATTTCATTAGATGAAGGATTTGAGCATCCACGTAATAAAGTTATCCTTGATGCAGAAACAAACCTTAAAAAAAGTGCAATGAGGCTTGATGATGCTACTCAAGAAGCTATAGGCACCTATAAAACTAAAGAAGGTTTTCTAAAAGCTGATTTTGAAGGAGTACCTATGAAAAGTAATCTAGAAAAACAGCGTATTGTTACTCAAGCTGTTGATCGAAAACTAAATTCTAAAGTTATAAAGGAAAATAGTAATGCCGTATTAGGTCGAAGCCTTAAAAAAGGATCATATATCAACAGTGGTATTCTCAAAGCTAATATTGGATTAAGTCGTGGCGAAGGGATGGCAAGAATAGCTGGTGGTGACTATGTAGGCGGTTCTATCCAACTAGCTATGACAAGTAAACCTTTCCTTGAAGGTATACAAAAGGCTGTAAAATTCGCTGGTAAACGAGCTATTACAGTGATCCCTGGTGTCAGTGCCGGAGCTGGCTTACTAGCAGCTGCTGGTTATGCTGCAGATGGTAAATGGACTAAAGCTGGTGTTCAAGCTTTAAGTGGTTTAATTGGTGAAGTACCATTAGTTGGTGATCCTATATCTGGAGCTATAGATTTAGGTCTTACTGCACATGACGCAGCTACAGGAGAATTCCGTAAAAAGACTAAAACACCGAAAACAAGAAAATCTAAAATTATTAAAACTATAAGTAAGAGTTATTAATGACAAACGTTTTAACCGCCCTTCAAGACGACTTTAAACTATTCCTTCAAGCATTATGGGAGCAACTTGACTTACCTAGTCCAACACGTGCACAGTACTCAATTGCTGACTACCTACAGCACGGTCCGAAGCGTCTCCAGATCCAAGCCTTCCGTGGTGTTGGTAAATCATGGATTACTGGAGCGTTTGTTCTCTGGACTCTTTTCAAGGATCCAGAACGTAAGATAATGATTATCTCTGCCTCTAAAGAGAGAGCAGACAACATGTCCATTTTCCTACAAAAACTAATCATCGAAACTCCATGGCTAAATCATCTCAGACCGAAATCCGACGATTCTCGTTGGAGTCGCATCAGCTTCGACGTAAACTGTTCTCCTCACCAAGCGCCAAGCGTAAAGTCGGTCGGCATCACTGGACAGCTAACCGGAAGTCGCGCAGATTTGATGATTTTGGACGACATAGAGGTACCTGGAAACTCCATGACGGAGCTTATGCGTGAAAAACTCCTTCAACTCTGTACAGAAGCTGAATCCATCCTTACGCCGAAAAGCGACTCTCGTATTATGTATCTCGGGACTCCTCAGACTACTTTTACTGTTTATCGTAAGTTGGCAGAGCGTAGCTACCGTCCGTTTGTCTGGCCGAGTAGATATCCTAGAAAATCAAAACTCAGTCAATATGAAGGGTTACTGGCTCCCCAGATTCAAGAAGATCTTGATAAAGGAGCAGCAGAATGGGATGTAACAGATCCAGACCGTTTTGATAACGAAGACCTACTCGATAGAGAAGCATCTATGGGTAGGTCCAACTATATGCTTCAATTTCAACTAGACACAAGCTTATCAGATGCTGAGAAATTCCCCCTCAAGATGGCAGATCTTGTTATTACCTCTGTCAACCCTACTGATGCTCCAGACTCCGTTGTTTGGTGCTCAGACCCAACCAACGTTATCAAAGAACTCCCAACAGTCGGTCTCCCAGGAGACTACTTCTACTCTCCAATGCAACTACAGGGGGAGTGGTCACCCTACACCGAGACAATTTGTAGTGTCGATCCATCAGGGCGAGGTTCTGATGAGACAGCCGCTGCTTTCATCTCCCAAAAAAACGGGTTCCTTTACTTGCATCAGATGCGCGCATACAGAGACGGATACTCCGACTCTACCTTGCTTGATATTCTCAGAGGATGTAAAAAATATGGAGTCACAAAACTAGTTGTAGAAACTAACTTTGGTGATGGTATAGTAGCTGAACTATTTAAAAAACACTTACAACAGACAAAACAAGCTATAGACGTAGAGGAAATTAGAGCTAATGTTAGAAAGGAAGATCGTATCATTGATTCTTTGGAGCCTGTGCTTAATCAGCATAGGCTTATTGTCGACCGCAGTGTGGTTGACTGGGACTATAAGTCGAACCCAGATGAAGCTCCTGAACACAGACTCTTGTATATGCTCTTCTACCAAATGAGTAGAATGTGTAGAGAGAAAGGTGCAGTTAAACATGATGACCGCCTAGACTGCTTAGCTCAAGGCGTTAAATATTTTACAGATGCTCTCTCTATCTCAGCCTATGAAATGGTTAGAGCTCAAAAACAAGAAGAATGGAAAGATATGATGGATGCATGGATGGATGACCCTCAACAAGCCGTTAACCACTTAGCTTTTGGTATGGATCTTAAACAAAGACAACAAGCTAGAGGTCTTAAAGGTAAATCTTCAGTCCCTACCTGGATTTGAACGAGTCGTCCCGTATACAGGGGAAGGGAAGGGTGGACCCGACCCCTCAGAGGGAGTCGTTGTCTTTCAGACACTCCTCCCTCTTACTTAATACTTGATGGTACTGGATAACATCTCCCATCCAAACACGAGCGAAGTGAGCGAAGCGAACGGAGCGAGTCTATTGATCTCTTACCATCCCTATTACACTGTATGCAGAAGCCTTATAAGAAGTTAGTTAAATTACAAATGAAAGCACAAGACTGTGTATCTCATGAAAAAGCTAAAAAAATTATTAAAAAAGCTAATAAAGCCTATGAAAAAGCCTCAACTACTCAAAACGATGCCTAAAGGTGGTACAATTCACTCTTATCAGCTTACAGGCGGTCATACGACCTTTGATCGGTACTTATCTTGTTATGATGGTGTCTGTGAGTTCCATTCTGACTTTAAACTGGCTGAAACCTGCCTAGAAAAAATGAAATAAATTTCTGAAGCCTAATGTACAAATGATACAATCTCATGTTCCCCCATATACCCCCGAAAGTATCATCCGTCACACCGCTCGCGCTTCGCGCTCGCTCCGTTACACTGTGTTAAGCGGTGGACACTTTATTTTCTGGCACAACAAGCAGTAATAATTATTTACAGAGCGAGCGAAGCGAGCGGGAAAGCTAGTACAAATGTACTATGTTTCAGTATGTTACGCTCCGCGCCTCCGGCGCTCCGCTCGTGCCATGCGGTGCTATACTGTGTACATGGATCAGACAGAGCGAGCGAAGCGAGCGGGGATGATAATCATTTCCAAATGTCAGCCCATCTGTTGCGCCAGGTCTAATTGTTTCAGAATGTAACGATCATTCTAAATCACTTGACTTTTGCTCTATCCTGTGCTATGCTTATATCATAATCAAAGTTCAGAGGTAAACCTATGACAAAACTAATTCCATTCACTCCATCCAATTGCGACCAACCAGTTGCACTCGTCTCACCTGATCTACCTGAATGGGTACAAGGTGTACTTGACGAGAGTTGGGATAAGGTCAGCTCAGGTCTAGGTAATCATACCTATGTTGAGGATCTAATCCAAAACACAACTGATCCTGATCTACTTCAAGAGTATTGGGAAGAGTACAGCTTATGAATCTCCAAGATTATAAAGAGTTCTATCCTAAGCTCTACTCACAAGGCTACACGTTAGCCGAGGTTAACCAGGTTAAGACAGTTGAACAAGTGCCACAGTACTACCTTGACCGTTATCCTGGTTCAACCTATAATGAGTACATCACACACCTACATGAATTCATGAATGGTCAATGATACTCATGTACTAGTCAAGCGTGACGCATGTGATCAGATCACTACTAGTACAATTGCACTACACAGTGCAACGTT